CCATGTTCTTGAATGTATAAATGCAGAATCCGGTTTCACCTTCATTTCTATGCACCTAATAGTCAATCCCACTTCATCCTGGGGCTTAGCCCTACCCTTAGAATTCACTGTCCTCTACTCGTATTTCGGCGAAGGCCTGTAGGTCCTCAAGATGGTCGCGTCCATGATATTGAACTCGTCCAAATTGAAGACTCCTGCAGACGTCCTTTCCACTCCCGACTTTCCTTCCACCCTTGTCTTTACCCATATGCCTAGCTCCTCGCCTCTCTTAATTTGGCGGGCTTTTTCTCTCATTAGTGCTTCATTTTTATAAGCGCGTGTTATTGTTCGCGTCTTATTGTATGCCTCCCCTAGTTCATAAGGGTCCACGATCATAGAATCTTCTGACACGAATCCAGTAAGGAACGAATGTTCCCAGAATCCGTCGTCTTCACCTAGGAACCGAAGTAATCCAATATCTTCGGTCGCTTTGAACTCTTTGTTAATAGCCAGTAAATCTTTCTGGTCATTGAGTTCTTTGGATACAGCCTTCATAAAATCAGGCTTCGGCATCGTAGGAGTAATCCTGCGTAGATATTTATCTGCCGACTTGGGGCAACCTTCCAAAGTTGCAACCTCAAGGTAATCCCATGCGGTGAATTGATGATCGGGTGGGGGGATTAGACCTAACCCCCCGAGGGATTGGGGTAGGAAATACGGTGTTCCAACATCCGCATTTTCTAAACCAACCTTTCTGAAGTCAACCAATTTGGCCATCTGGATCTTGTTAAAGACCTTTGTGAAAGCTCTCATCATGGCTGGGCGTGCACGATCTACATCGTAATCACCAGCGACCATTTCCCTACCTTTCACACCCCGTGCCTCAACTGTCATCCTCCACTTTAGATACCCTTCCAAATTCTGAGTTCTTACTTCAGGAATTCTTCTTTGTAGCTTCTGTAGATAACTTAGTCGTTCATCATCGGTAGATAAGGAATTGTATGTCTGTCGCTGTCTGTCTCCGAGCTCACCCCCTACGTATTTCAGGGGTGGGGTTTTTCCGGCTCTTAATTCAGCGGCCAAGATCGAAAGATCAAGGTCGGTGAGTAAGGCAATGTCCCTGTACTCTTTCCCCGTCATCCCTGTGCTTCTCTGCCCTCCAATTAGGAGTCGCGAGTTCACAGCTGCTTGTTTAGTAAACAGCGGATTCGGTGGAAGGGCTCCCATGCGTGTGAATGTTGTATGCATGAAAGTAGACTGACCTTCTTTCTTACCCCCCTCTCCCCTCACTTGAGGTCGGATAGACGGGTTGAAGAAGTAAAGTTCGCTATTGATGATTGCCACCCTTTTGTGAGTGTAATTCTTTCCCAGAGAAAACTTCAGGCCACACTGTTTGGTGACCTCCTTCCAAATTTCGTAATGATCTTGTGAATAACACCAGTAAAGTATGTCA